TATTGTTTCTTCCCCTACATTAGCATTATCATAAGATATTTTATATTTTACAAAATACCCATAATATGAACTTAAACCAAATTGTGTAGTCCCTACAGCATCATTAGCATTTGAAATTGTTCCTGAAGTAGAGAAAAAACTACTTGTATATGAATAATCTCCATTTCTTAAACCATTATTAAATACCTCTGGTTGAGAATTTATAGTAGTACCTTGTGATTGTTGTATATTATTTGTTAATTTACTAAATTCCGATAGATTTAGTGTTATAGGTTCAAAAGAAGGAAGAGCACTATACCCTAAACTTGGTGTTGGGTTAGTTACTGTTAATTTCATATAAGGATCAGTACCGGAAACTAATTCTAAACTAGTAATATCAAAAGTAACATTATTAAGTCCGTTTGATAATTGAGAAACTTTTATTTTACCTGCATCTTTATCAAAAATTTCTACTGATCCTGATAAAGTTGTTAAGGTTGAAAAGAAAAGACCCCCAAAATTTTCATCACCTACATATATTTCTGTTGCAAGATTAACATTAGAATTGTTATACCTTATTGTATTACTAACTATAGGAGGTGTAGTACCTGTTCTAAATTGATACCCAGTACCTATTGTTGTAGCATTTTCTTGGTATACTCTAAAAAATGCACCTGATGAAGGTGGGTTTTGTGATATTTGTGTATATTGAGTAAAAACCCAAGGTCGAACTTGCATTTCTTCACGATGAACTACAAAGGAACCACTTACTTGTTCATTAGTTTGGGTTACACCATTTAAAACACCATTACCTAATTCCGCTAATGTACCTTCTAAATAAACATTATTTATATTTACGTTACTACCAGCATCAGCAGTATATACATTACCACCTTCTGGTAAGAATGGATTTGTAGGTTTACCAGATCCGGTTTCTGTTACAATATAAGCCTTATAAGGTCTATGTAGATGTGGATTATATCTATAAGTATTTCCATCTCCACCATCAGTGTTATATCCTCTATATACCCATAATTCTTGATCGTTTCTAAGTGGAATTTCTGTAGATGATTCTATTATCTGGTTATTGGTTAAAGTAATAACTATACCACTTGAAACATTTGTAAATCCTTCAGCTAGTAATTCTGATTGTGTGAATGTTATTGTTTCTCCTACTTGATATCCTGATCCAGTGTTATTAACTTTAACTTGGTTAATATTTGAACCTACAGATTTTAAAAAGAATATTGCCCCAGTACCATTTTCACTACCATTTTTTGTTATAGTAGCAGTATTAGTTGCAGATGTAGTAGGTGAAGTAAAGGGTAAACTTTGATTTAGTATTAAATTAGTAAACTCTACTCCATTTTGAACTATATATGAAACATTTTCTCCTAAGGCTGATATTTTAGAATTATAATTACTATTAGCTACCGTTGTAGGATCCTTAATAGAATTAAGTTTAAGATTCATATCTAAATTATTAGAAGAACCTGATACTAATATTTGATTAGTTGTTTCTTTAAGAAAATACCTTATGTCTGGTGTTGGAGCTACTGCCATTTATGTTATTTTGTTATAAATATTTTAAAACTATATTTCTGCTATTATTGTTTATTGTTGTCCAGTTCCTCCTGGTGCTGTTGCACCCTCAAAAAATCCTTCTTGTTGGAATTGACAATAATACAATTCGTTTAGGTTAGTATAATTACCAATATAAATCCTAAAACTTCTTATTGATTCTTGTGTTCCATCACCAGGATCATTACCACCAGCAGATGCTCTAACCGTTATAGTTGCATCACCTGTTCCTATTCCCCCATTGGCATTATAATCTGGGTTTGGTTCTACTGTAAACCCTACAAATTGTAACCAATCTGTATCAATACCAGTTGTACTTTGTGAAGTTTGCCAAGTACCATCAACATTATATTGTACATACATTACCCATTGAGTAGTTGGGTTACCATTTACATTAACGCCCATGGTTCTTGTTCTATCAATGTTTGAACTAGTAGATGATCCAGGTACAGAATAAACACCACCACAAGTAGTACTAAGATTACCTGGAGTTCCGTTTGTTGGAGTGAAAGTTGGGGTAATTGTTACCGTTGCAGGTGGTGAATAAAGGTTAAAAGCAGGTCCAATAGGGACTGCTGATGCTGTTATATCACCATCATACAGTGCTAATTTTGTTACTGATGCTGGTCCTCCTGTTAAAGTAGATGAAGCACTTAAAGCATAATATGTGTCATTCTTAGCATCCATAAACCATGGTACTTCACTCCTAGTATTTGTAGAATCTCCATCAAATTCTCTTGAACCTGTATTGAAATTTCTAAAGGTATCTGTGTTAAAACCATCACCTGTTGATACTCTAACAACACCTCCTGTTTCTGTTGTTTGGAAATAACTTGCTGAATCCCATCCTTTAAAAAATGATTCTGTAGGGTATGTAGGGACTGGTGGGAAATAACCTTGTGCAATTGATTCTGTAAATCCAGTTGCAGGAATTACATTTGGATCTTCTCCTGAAGATGTAGCATAATAACTAAATACTCCACTTGCACTAAAAGTTAAATCATAAAATGAATCATCAAATGAATTAACAGCATCAGATGATGGGGGTTCATTAATTAATAATAAAGTTGCATCCTCATTATTAGGAATACCATCATCTTGTAATGAAGTATTTGCTATATACCAAGTTTGAAAACCTTCTCTAATAGCATTTCTCCAATTTGATGCGCCTGTTAAAGTAAATATTACATATTCACTACTAGCAATGTAAGGTTGAATTGTTTCACCATTAACGTCAACATTAGACATTTTAATATATTTAACCTTATTAGTTACATTATTAGCAACATCCCTAGTTAATAAACGTACAATTATAGGTTGTGTTGCTGTAGTATATCCTAAACTCTGTAATTCACTTACAGATATTGTTATAGTATCATTTACAGCATATCCTGACCCTACATTGGTTCCTAATATTCGTACACTTAACCAATTTGAGGCAGCAGGGTTTGTTGTAGTGCTAATTTGAAGTGATGCACCTGTTCCACTACCATCGGTTGTAAAGGTAGTGGGAAAAGTTAGTGTATTGGAATCATAAGGTGTGGATTGGAAGTTTTGGGTTACATTTATACCATAACCTGGTGTTAATTCACCTAGTTGGTTAACGGTATCTGCCCAAAACCACACATTACCAGGTGCTGGGATATCTAAATTAGATATAAAATTTTCTTCAGGTCTAGAATTGTTATTAAACCAATTGATTCTAAAAAAGTAATCTATAATAGCATCCTGTCCAAAGAATGTTTTACAGATTTCATTCATACCTACTTGAATATCATCACCAAATTCTCCATTATAAAATTCTCTTTGATCTAATCTAGGATAATTTACTGGAGGTACTCCGTTTGATTCCGTAATATTTTGGTTGTATGGGGGTGTAATACCTAAAGAAGGTACTATTGATTCACTCCACTGTTGTACAAAATCGGGGTATTGTGCGAAAAATTCAGAGGCAGAAACTTCAGATTCTGTTAAACCACTATAAGGTTCCCCATTAATTTCAAAACAAATTTGTACTTCGTTTTCATTTACAGGTACAAACCCTGAGTTTGTAACTACTGTTAATTCAAAAAATACACTACTACTATAGTTTGTACCATATATTACTTCACCATAATTGCTTTCAAATCCACCATATCCCCCTCCAAATGTAATTTTGTCAATTTTATATTTCATAGGATCAACAAATACCGAAGAAAAACCATCATCTACTGCTCCACCCCCATAATATAAGAAATTATCTGTTATTAGTGAAGATGTTGCTAACGTCTGGAGGAAATCAAAGTTATTTATACTTGAGGTTCCTCTTAAATTAATACTCATGGTAGTTGGGTTATTATCTATATTTGTTGTTGAAAATATAGATTCACCTAAAGTATCATTTACATCTAATAGAGATGTAGATGAGGTATAAAAATAATTTAGTATACAAGTATTCTGTGATGATTGACTAATTGGGGCAGCAAAATTATTATTAAAAGGTTCAAATGAACCCCCTGTACCTCCACTAAATTTATATATAGCAGATCCACTAACATTACCATATTCTGGAAATGAACTACTTGAATTTGGGATTTGATAATCTCTAGGGAATGACTTAACACTACCCGTATATTCAGGAGTGGTATAAGACATTGATGGAGGTGCTTGTCTGTTTCTTTCTAATAAATTTTGTTTTACAACAACACCAGAAGATAAACTCGTTCTAGCAGGTGTAAAATCCTCTATCATTTTAAATAAAGAATTATCAAAAAATGAAATTAATCTAATAAAATCATTTACATCATAACTGTTTATATATTTTGTAAAATATGCATCTCTTAAAGCATCTAATTGTGGGTAAGAATACCCAGATTCAGATATTTGTCTTGGATCACCTATATAATCTCCTAAGTTAAACGCACCTATTTGAGAAATAATATCATCATTAACTTGATCTGTAGGTGAAAATGCTACTTCTAAATAATTAATACTAGGATTACTACCACTTGGGTAAGTTTCTTGTTGTATTGATCTATAAGGAGATAAGGTAGAACCTGAAGGTAAGTTTTCTTGAACTACTTTTATTTGATCGTTTATTCTATTTTTAATACCTCCGGGTACTTGATTTAAAAATATACTTTCTGTATTTTGTATAAATGAACCTGTTAAATAAAATTCACTATTTCCATTTGAAAAGGATTGTGTTGTTGCCCAAGATCCTGTAACTTTGGGATGAATTGAAGTTCTACTTGATGTTATTAATTGTGTACCTAAATCTGCTCTAAAAGCTAAATCCTGTGGTGTTGAATTAATTGTATTACCTTGAGTTGAATAAGGATTAACTACATAATCATAAAATAAACTTTCACTTAATGCAGTATCCCAATATCTTATTTCTTGATATGCTCCAGAAAAGGGTGTAGCTAATACTCCGTCTACAGATACACTTTCTGTGTGTGGAAATCTTGAAGTTTGTATTGTATCCCAATATTGCCAGTTATGTATAATACTACCAGAGCTAGAGTGTCCTATTTGATCTCCAATTCTATTAGCAGCATAAATATAAGCTTCATCACTTCCAGCATAGTCAATTGTAGTCATTACAGACCACCATCCACCATCAAAGAAAGGTAAATCAATACTTGCTGTTTTATCTAACCCATTATTTCCATCAGGGTAAAATGTTAAAGTACCATAAGCATTAGATTCAGATGGTATTGATCCACTATAACTTGAAGTAGTCATTCCTGAACCAGTATAATCTAAAGTAATAAATGAAGTATTATTATCTCCAACCCATAAATTTTGATGTATTGGAGTTGCTGTTTCAGGTACACCTGGGGTTTTAAATCTAAATTGTAAGGATTTTGGTCTTGTTTCTAAAACAGAATCAGCAAAACCATCATTTAATTGAAATGAGGATGTGATTTGATTGTTTATACCATCAGAATGAAAAGCATAATTAAATATATCTTCACTATAATCCCAATCTTGTAAGTCATTTTTATCCTTCCCACCAAATTCATTTATTCTCAAAATAGTACTTGGAATACCATAAGCAGTAATTAATGCTCTTAATCCCGATATAGTACCTTTTTTCTTAAGTAATAAGGGTATGTTATGGTAAATTCGTTTATATAACGATTTATTAACATCGTCTAATGGGACTATATCATTCGATGCCGATATTTGAGTAGTCACGTACTCATACCCAGAAGGTGTATTAACTTCGCCACCAATTGAACCAGTCATATTGGGGAAAGGAAATGCACTACCTGATGGGGTAATTCCTAGAAAGGCAGTATATAAATCGTCTGTGTTAAAGTTATTTGAATATAATTTTACACCAAAATCTCTAATAGCATCCGCTACTAAATCCTTAGAAATACCATAATCTAAACGGTTATCCGCGTCAAATCTAGTAGTAATATTTTTAGTATACAACCATGTATTATCATACTGTTGAGCAACCATATCAACGAATAATTCATATTTTTCGTTATTTGAGTCTGATTTTAAGTATTCGGGTATTGCGTTATATAAATAGTCTTGATTATCTTCATCATAATTAGAAGCAGATAAAGCCTGACCACCATAATAAGGATTGTCGGGATCTGCACTACCTAACCATGTTTTTACTTCATTACTCCCTGTTGGCATTAATATGTAAGGAGGGGTAGTTGTTGATTTAGGGTATGATTTACTTGAACCACTATTATAATATAAAAAGTAATCGTAACCATCAAATGCCTCTATTATTTTAGTTGTTCTAGTTGATATTTCTGATTTACTAGAACTATATGAAGATGCATCTAAAGGTAAATTATTAATTGCTTCTTGGTTAGATTGGATTAAACTTACTTTATAATAAAAGTTTTCTAATCTAGTCTTAGCAGAACTAAAATGTACAAAGTTTTTATAATCTTTATAATCAACATTTATATCTATTTCTTTCCTATTTAAAATATTTTTAAGTTGGTCTGAAGAACTTGTTATATTTGTTCCTAATAAAGTATTATAATTATATTCTTGAGTTGATTCTCCTACTTGTTGGGTTAATTTAATACTATAGTTTGGACCCTTTATAAATTGAAAATCATCGGGGATAAACGTAATTTCGGGAAATTCAACAACGTATGCTTGTGGTGTAGATATTTCTTCAACAACCCATAAAATATCCTTTACATTAAAATTAGAGGGTAAAGGTTCATATAATTTTATAAGTAACGAAGGATCAATTTCTGTTGTGGTATCTAATCTTAAATTATTAGCTATAACTTGTTGGTCACCACCAAAATTAAGTAAAAAATCAACAAAATAATCAGCATCTTCTCTATATTGAATAAAAGAGTTAGATGAACTTATAATTAAATCTGATGGTATTGTTGTACTTTTTAATCTAACTTCTGTTCTATCCCCACTAACTTCACTAATGTAATAGTTATTAAATTGATCAGATGATAGTTGTTTTCTATAAAAATTATATGTTGAATAGTAGGTACCATTATCATAACCTATATCCTTTCTTAGAATAGTGTCTCCATCTATAACACTATAATTTCTTTGATCATATATTTTTGAAGATGTATCTAAAGGGAAAACTAGATTTTTAGAATCATCATATATATAATATTCAATATAATCCGTAGACATTGTAAAAGAAGTATCTAACCTTGAAGATGATATTAAGTTATTATCTTGCTCAGAATATTCTTGATATTCAAAGGTAGTTGGATCTACTGGGTTTATTGTAATGTTATTTTCGTCTACCATTAATTATTTATTTAAATAGTTGCCCCAGATTGGTTTAATTGAGATTGGATTTCTTTTAATGCATCCCCATTATCAATATTATCAATGTCTAAACCTAAACTTTCCCCGGTTAATGCCTCTGCTTTATCTATTTGTGATTGTAATAGTTCTTTTCTTAATTGAGTAATTTCTCTTTGTAAAGCTTCTATAATATCATTGTTAGGTTCAAAATCTATATATTCAGCACTAGTAGTAATTAAATACTCATGTGATCTAACTCCCCCATAAGAAGGAATTTCATAAAATAATTTTGTGTAGATTTGAAAAAACTCTTCTACAGATACTTCAGCTTCTAACTGTTCATTAATAGAAATATTACCTAATTCGTTAAAATTAGTATCAATTACTTTAGGATATTCTGTTTTGGAATATACTTCTTTAATAAGATCTATTCTTTCTCTATTTCTGTCCATATTATTTACCCATTAACTACTTTAAAGTAATAATTTTCATCCATCACTATAGTTTGACCTGCTATCTCAGTTTGTATCAATATACAATAATATCTTTCAGGTTCCAAACCATTCATATAAACAGTAAAGAAACTACCCGTTGTATCACAACTAATATTTGTAAAATCTTTATCAAAATCAACAACGAATTCATTAGTATCTAAATCCTTAATTGCATATAAAGATTGTGAAGGTAAGGCATAGTTTGTTGTGTAAACAGAGGCCGTTTGAAAACTACGAATTGGAAATTCAGGACGTACATTTAATCTAAAATTATTTATACTTTCGCTATAAAATATACCTTGATTATTATCTAATGCCACAAATAGGTCTGGGGTGTTTATAACATCTAATGAACCTGTCTCATATACTGAGTCATCCCATTTTATTTCTAATTGTGGAGGATATATTGTGTTTGTATCTATTGAATAGTAACTTAATTGAGGTGTAACTGCACTTTCAGTTACAAATTCTTTATTATCCTCCCATTTTACTATAAATCCTTGATTTGATATATCTATTTTACCTGCATTTAGGCTTTTAGATGATGAATACCATACTCTTATGGCATCTGTTATATTCACATTTAAATCTTTGTCACTTCTTAAATTAAAGGATTGTGTAAATTCTAAAGGACCAATTCCTTCATACCCACCAGATCCAGTATACCATACTCCACCTCCTACATTATTACTCCCAGAAAAAGAAGCAGTAGTAAGTGGGTCAAACCCTGTTGTAGGCCATTTATTTGAACCTGAGTAATCAGAATATATCCAACTTACACCCGTATGATTAACGGGTTTATCTAAATATTGTCCTGATCCATTATTCCATGATCCTGATATAGGGTAAACTTCTATTTTTGATTCTAAAATAACATTTGTAGCTTTTGCTACATTTAATTTTAAACTTCCTGAAAAATTATCCCAAGATCCTGTTACTTTTGCTATATTATCAATGACATCGTCTATTTGTGACTGGTCAAATTTAATTAAAGATCTTGCTACTTGAGCTACAGGATTTACATCTGTTACTTTATTATTTACATCTAATATAGCATCAAGTCCTGCATTCATTGCTGGGTAAGCACTATATATTGAAGCGTCTTGTGAGGGAAATAATTTGTATACTGCCATAATTATAAGTTTACTACTCTTCCTTTAATATCTACATTTGGATATTTTAATTCAAATATACTTGGGTCTAAAGAAGGAAATATTGTTCCATTTTGATTTGCACCATCCATATCATATGCCCATTGTGAATATCCTGATGTTGCTCCTGCTATGTTTGTTAATATTACATTTCTAACTGTTTGTACCCCTTCTAAAGCATCTAATAATACAAAAAGATCAGGAACAATTATAGGTTGGTTTAACTGCCATTTATCTATTATAAAATAATCCTGTAATGCTATTATACATCTTTCAATTACTTCATTACTATTAAAATTAGGATAAGTTATTACTTCAAATTGAATACCAAAGTTAATAATAAAGGCATCTTTAATACTAATAGTATCACCAATCATTCTATATTGGTTAATATATGTACGTAAATTATTTTTTAGTGCGTCCGATGCAGTTGTTAATTTATTGTTTAAATCATTAGTTAAGACATATAAATCTAATGTAGTATTAGCATTTTCAGCATTTGGTTTTTGTGTTAATGCTTTAGATATAACACCATATTTAGGGGGCATACTTAAAGCTCTTACTAAATAATCATCAGCTGTTACATTTCTCATTTGGGTAGCAAACTGTGAAATTGAGTTTTGTCTAATTTCTTCAATTGTATCTCCATCTTGTCCCCCACTTGCTGCTATAATATTATTTGCTGCTGTAGAGTCAAATATATAATTAGCTAATGTTGATTCTAAACCACCCTTATTAAAGGTAATGTTTGAAGTATTTAAATCTGTAACTGTATTTGATAGTACATTAGATTGAACTCCACCACCTGTATAATATCTTACTGTTAAAGTAGTATTAGTTGGAGAGACACCATAAGTATTTGTAAATATAAAATTAGTTGGACTAAATGCTGTTGTTAATTTATCTTGTTGAAAAGGTAAACCTAAACCTACATTCATTGAATTTGGTATTACATCTTCTGTTGTATCCTCAGGATTACCAGCACCAAATTGTAATTGTAATTGGCTTGGGGTTATAAATCGAGTAGCAAATCTATTTTGTACATTTTTAGTTTGTAATAGAAAAGGTGTATCTGTATCTTGATATGTATCAGGACTATTTATGTTTGTATTTCTTAAACTATCGTATACTAAATCCTGAGCTAAATAATCTACTTCATACCATTTATTACCATCTGCATCTGTTACATCTAATACTCCTGCTATATTAGGAGCATTTAAATTTATTGTTGTAAATTCTTGTGGAGCTCCAAAAGTATAAGATACTGTATTTATAGTACCTGAAAATGCTTTTCTTGTTTTTCTTAAAAGATAATATGTTGGTGTACCTCCACTCGTTTGTGCTACTGTTACTTCAGTAGGATCAGATGAACTAGATACTTCAAAATTAACTGGGTCTTCTATAGTAAAGTTTACAGAATTTCCAGATCTTGTTGATATTTTAGTATTTGCCGCAATCGTTAAAGCATATGAATAATCAGGTTGGGATATATTATCTATTGTTATAGCTGGTAATTGTTGGAAAAATTCCATTGTAGTTTCAGATAAACCTGTTGCCTTTGGTTTATAACCGTACATATAAGCTAAATCATATAAACTATCATTTTGTCTGGCGTATTGTATGAAATTTTCTTGGATTTGGTTGTCAAGATAAAAAGATAAAACATCACCAATATACGATGCCTGTTCTATAAACATCATTCCAGGTGATGTTTCAGAAAAGTCAGTATAAGTTGAAGGAAAATATGTTTGGGAATAGTTTATTAACTGATTCCTAAATTCCGGAAATTCTTTGTTTATATAGTTTATATTTCTTCTTATTGCCATTATGTAAAATTTAATACGAGTTCACCTTCAATAGATGTGTTAACTACTGTGTAGTATATTTGTACTACTACTTCATTATTATCAGTGTTTGCCAAAACTTCTAAATTTTCAACATTAACATTTGGAAATTGAGATGCTATCTTTTGGGATACATCTTCTTGTAAAAAATCCAAATTATCATCAGATATAGATGAAAAAATAAAAGCTCTTAACCCCCCACCAAATGTTGGGTTACCTGGTCTTTCTCCGGGATTTGTTAAGAAATAATTTATTAAGTTATTTTTAATAGAATCGGCAGTGGTATAGTTTGGAGTAAAAACCCCACCTTCGTTAAAAGGAATATTAACACCTATACCTACTCGAGGTCTAGTGTCGTTTGGAAATTGTTGTATTGCCCCAAATGCCATATTATATTATATTTTACCTTTCATTAAACCCATTATTTGGCTCATATCTACCTCACCTGCAGGAAGTTGACCGTTTGGGGATGTTGTATCCATACTGTTCATTTGTAAAGGCATACTATTAGTATTTGCACTTATAGTACCATTTGCTCCAGGTCTCATACCATCTAAAACACTCATCATGTTTTCTCTTAGTTTCAGTTTATCCGTTTCAGGGAGTGAAGTTTGCATTACTGGATTCATTGGACTAGGTGTTCCTATATCCGTTGAAGGTGTTGCTGTAATTCTTTCGACAACTGTTTGTCTAGGAGCACGTACAGCTTCCATAAGGATGTCTTTCATCTCCTCTTGTATAGCCTCTTTTACGGCTTCTTTTACGATTTGTTTTAATGCGCTTAGTTTCATACGTTTATAAATATTAGATTAAAATGCTTTTAAATTGTTTTGTTCAATATAGAATACTAACTCGTCAATTAATATTTGATCTGTAGCACTAAACGAAGGGTCTCCTTTTAATATTATAATACCTTGTGAATTTTTTGCTACTGCTTGTCTTTGGTAATATTCATCTATATTAGATTTTTCTACTACCTCTACGGACATAGTAAACCCATTTACATTAGCTATTAAAGGACTTCCTTGTTCTTCATCTTGTTTTTGTAATGCTAGTAAACCAGCATTAATTTCTGTCATTGATACCCCATCATCTCCTGATTCTTTAGTACATCTTTCTATTAATTCATCAATAAGTTTTAAATATCTTAATATTATTACTAAGGATATAATTAAAAATACTAAAGATATTAGTAGTGCTTTTTTAATATCATCTCCTATATCTATAAATTTTTCTAGTATCTTTTTTATTTCTTCAAGTGCTGAAGTTAAAGAATATGGGACACCAACTCCTGGTGGTACAGATAATGGAAAGGATAAACTCGCAATTACTCCTTTAAACTGTTGTAATTGAAGTGATAAAGCTAAGAATAAAGCTGCTAAAGCAGTATTTTGTATAATTATTTTATACATATTATTTATCTGCTTTACAACAGAATTTCTTTTTTTAATAATACCTTTTAATACCTCATTACTAGGGCAAGTTGCTTCACTTTGAGCATCTTTAGCATCCTTTGCTAGGCCAAATAATACAAAAAGTTCAAAGGCTAAAGGAAGTAGTTTAGTCATTGCTACACTAGCAAATGATAATATTTTAAGTCTAAGAATTGTTAAAGTAGCATCAGCAATAGATACAAAAAATTGAGCAGCTATTCCTGCTAGTCTTAATAATTCTTTTACTGATTCTTTCTTTGCTTCTTTAGCTGCCTCTTTTATGTTAAGTAAACTTTTTATAGGTAATTCTTGTGGTACCTCATTATTACCATCTATTAAAACTTGTCTATCAGGAGCATATACACCATTTTCGTCTTTATAAAAAATAAAAGGTTCGAATCCTAAAATTTTATCACCCAATCCTGGTATAACAGGTACACCAAATTGTAATTTAAATCTACCTTCATTATCCGTTTTGGTAAATGAAGGTTTTGAATCATCTTCCGTCCATTTTTTATATTCCTCTGTTACCTCTATTTTAGGGACAATTCCTAAAAAATTAGGTTTACCATCAGGGTCTGGGATTTTCTTTTTTCTGGTTTTTAATTCAAATTTTACAGGATATAAAGCAAATTTTGGTTCTATTTTAAAACCCTTTATAGGTTTGTTTTTAACTTTATCGTACAATCTACCTTCAGTAGTATAAACCTTTATTATAGGGATATATTTTCTAAATTGTTCAGGGTCGTTTATGATTGATTTGACTTCCTCAATAGGTAAAGCATTATAAGTAGCTATTAAAGCTTGACCTTTAGGGGATTGCATAAATAAAGTTGCTAATTGTATTAAAGCATCTTTACCTTGTTTTTTTGCCTCTTCTTTAGCTGCTGCTTTTTCTTCTTCTGTCATTTTAAATAGTTTTTACTTTATTAGATAAAAATGGAAATTTAGTAGAATCTTCTACATTTATTTCTTTTATCATATTTAAAATTAAAGTTGCAGAAGATGCTGCTGCTGGTATCGATGATTCTTTTGATATTGCTTCAACTAAAAGTTCTACGGCATCCAATAAAGTTGCATAAGAATTTGCAAATTCAGTTCCCCTTACTATGGGTTGTTCGGAAGATATACCACCTAGTGATACAATTCCCTTATCTGATTGTAATGTTAAATTACCACCTATAGATTTTAAACCCATATCTTCTCTAGCTTCAGCTAGTATAGATTTTTGTGATGACATCATTATACAATCAGTAGTAGAATTAAATAATAATCTACCTGAGTTTAATATTACTTGAGGAGCATTATATGATTTTGGGGATTGGGGAGTTTGTTTTGCTAAATTTGAAAAAGGAACTGTAGATCCTTCTCCTGAATCTTGTTTTGAGGAAGCTACTTCAATTGGTATTTTTTGTGTAGAAGTTAAATATATTGATGTAGGATCTGTATTTATATCTTCAACTATGGGTTCAAATCCTTTTGAACTTCCTGAAAGAGGTTGACCATTTTTAAGAATAGTTATAGGACTTCCATTGTCACCAGTAGAAGACCAGTTATTTTGTAAACCACCTGTTTTTGATGTATTACCTAATCGAATACTATTACCAAATCTACCTTCAAATATATTATCACCTGCAAAAGGTAAAACAGGATGGATATTTCCTTTTTCTTCAAAAGTACCACCACTATTACCATTTAAGGGTATTGTAGTAGTTTGTGTTGTATTTTTATTAGTACTACCTGCTAAAATTTCATCATTTGATTTACCCATTGATGGTGCTAAATCTGTATTTGTGAAATATGAGTCAGGATAAGCATTAATATGTTGATTACCCCAAATAGCAACAGTATTTATATAATAAAAGTTTTTAGTATTTGTTATTTGTGTTTGTTTTGTTGAGGGTCCTCTAAATATTAATACTAACTCATTTACTAGTGGGTAATTTTTTAATTGTCCCGTAATAGGTTTTGCAAAAGTTGTAGATTCTTCATTTTTTGAACTAGGAGTTACTGAAATATCGAGTTGTTGGAACTTAATAGAACCAATTCCAGCCCAACCTCCTGAATTATTGAATATTTCAGAGTTGCTATTAAGAGAGATATCAATTACTCTAGCTATAAAAAACATATTTGAATTATTCTCCAGATTACTTATAGAAGAAGCTATAGTAGAAGTTGCAGAATTATTTAAATATGAAAGACCAGTTTTTAACATTATTTATCTTTATTAGCTTCATAATTATCGTTTAACTTGTCAAGTTCAGCCATTAATTGATCTTTTTCTGCATCTGTAATGCCAGTAGGATCATCACTAACTGAATTATTTAAAACACGTTGTATAATTGTGGACATTTTTATTAACTGTTCGTCATTTCGAACACCAATTTCCATATATTCTTTTATAAGAGGAACAATCAAAGTAGCATCACCAATATCGTTAATTAATGGTTTTAATTCTGATATTAATCCTCCTATTTGTTGTTGTTTTGTTTTTTGGTTATCGTATATCTCACTTAATATATCTGAGAATTTTTTATTACCAAATACTACACTATCTAATGCGCCCATGATGTTATTTTATTATAAATATGGATATAAGAAGGAATTAGAATTTAGCGTAACCGTTCTCTAAATAAAATATATATTGTTGTTTAAAGATACCATGGAGTTTATCTGCAATCTTTGTTATTTTTGGAGTTTTTACATCTATAATTTCACGAATGTATATATAAAGTGCTTTTTTGTTAAAAACCTCTATAGTTTCTCGTTTACGAAATAATTCTAAAATTGCATCTGCTATTTGGGCATCATTCTTTTTAGGGAATAACACAAATATATTTGATGTAACATGATCAACAAATATATCAATGTATTTATCTAAATCAGTTTTAATTATTTCATCCCCCATTCTATATGTGTGGGTTGAATGTTCTCCAGTTAATACATCAACAGGTACCTTCTTAATTTTCTTAGTATAATTCTTAGTGTTATATAATATTAACCAACGTTTTACTATCGTACCAAAATACGAGTAAGCCTTAGCTCCTCGTGTTGGGTCAAATAAATGAATCTTAGATAATAGAAAAACAATTATCTCATGTTGGAGATGTTCTAAATTTTCTACCTCTGTATGGTAAAATTTAAAGGTATGAATTATATTTTGAGTAAGTTTAAAGAACGCATAGTGTATTTCTTTATCATAAATTTTACTCCTCATTTCTGAACAAGGTGTATTGTTATATAATACGATAGCGTCTTCTGTATCCTGAGTAAAGTAGTTCTTGCTCTTAGGTCTGCGTTTTTTCTTTAATGGAAGCATAAATTGTTATTGGATTTTGAATCTCGATAGTGAGGTTTGTAATACCTTTATTTGATCAAAAATCCAACCTATTTCATCATCACCTTTAAATATACCTTTAGAATCTATGTCTTGTAAACGCTTATCCGATATATCTAATTGTTTTGAAAATTCTGCTATATAACTATTTTGGTTGATTATTATTTCTAGCATCTTTTCGTTTTTCTTTAATAGGTTGATGGTCGTGTATCCTAAGATAACGACCAAAATTCCTAATATAATAAGTGCTATATTTAATATCATAAGCTGTCTAACATGTTTTTTAATCCTACACTAGACACTGTATTAAGTGCCTTTTGTTTTGAAGTGCCTTTTTGATTTGACGTCAATGTATAATTTTTCTTTGGCGTAGCCACGCTATTCTTAGAGAACTTTGGTAACCATTCAATCTCAAATTCAATACGCGCAGCCATCATGTCAGCTTGATGCAAAATAAATGGAAGTGATGTGCGAGGTTTCTGTTCTGGCATAAATGCTTTTAAATATTTCTCATTTGCTGAGTCATATAAACCATCATGTGTCTGGATTGCAACCATCTCGTTAAAAGTATATTTAATATCATGTTGCTGAAGTAAAAATAACCCACGATCTGGGACGGCTGCGAATGGTAATGCCTTATTAAACATATAATCTTCACCTAATTTATCACGTCTCCAATTATCTGTCTGAGGTACATATGCTTCTTCAGTATCAGAACCCATTTTACCTAGGTCATGGTTGATCGCCGAAAATACTAATTCTTCCTGGGTAAATGTCGTCATGTCACAACCAAACCCTTCCCATA